GTAGTATCTACCCCCACAGAGAGAGATGATAATAGAGGGGTAGATACTACCCCTCTGGGGTGCAACATCTACCCCCCAGGGGTGCAACATCTACCCCCAGGGGTGCAACATCTACCCATCGATCAGAGAAAGATACTTTAGAAAGAAACTCTAGAAAGATACCTAAGAAAGAAAAGATACGTAATGGTGCTGCTATCGCAGACATCCCACCGCACATTCTTTCAGAACTGACTATAGAGGAAGACATACAAACTTCTGTCAGAGCAGCAATTGCACAAGCCTCTCTTGCTTCAGGTGGTCACATCACGGAAGAGATGATCATGCAGACCATTGCTATTCTCGGTGGATCTTCAGTGGAAGAGCAAGAAAGACAGGTTGATTTTGACCTTGCAAAGATACGTCGTGCAGCCACCACACACACGAATCGCACAGAACAAGAGAAAGTTACACAAGCAATAACCCCAACGGAGTCGGGCGCAACTCTTACGGCCGCTGTTGGGGGAAAGGAATATACTGATGCCCAACCAGCAAGCAATACTCACCATTCTCCTCGTCATGGGGATAATCATGGTGTCCAGCACGCTCACAGCTCTGTACAACGTGCTGCTAGAGATCAGAAACGAGATCCGGCTGATGAACGTACACAAGCTACGCGAAGTACTGCGCGAAAGAGATCCGCTCCTCCGATAAAGCCTGATCTCTTTGAGTCAGCGCCACGGGAAGTGCAGGCCGTGATCACGGAGTGGCGTGCGATCTTCAAGCATCCTATCCCCACGACGGCTAAACTGATAGAGCAAGCAACCGTCCTTACGGGATTTATGCCTGTGCCGGGCGAGATAGCACAGTGCCGTCTCTGGATGTACAAAAATGATACCAACGGCTGGTACAAGTCGAAGGGGATGCATCTAGCAGACGTGGCCCGTGAATTTGAGCGATTCCGTTCGCTCTCTGACATTCCGTTGGTTGATGTTGTGCCCAAAGCCGTCCCACAGCAAGCCGTTGCAGGCATGCGTTACAAGCCGTTGCCACCTGTCCCTGCGCTGCAGCCACTGGCGGGAGGTGTGCGATGAAACTGCTTGATTTGTTCTGCAAAGCTGGCGGCTGTTCATGGGGGTATCACCTGGCAGGGTTTGAGGTCGTTGGGGTAGACCTTGAGCCACAAAAGAAGTATCCCTTTGAGTTTCACCAGGCCGATGCACTGACCTTTCCGCTTGATGGATTCGACGTGATACACGCATCGCCCGTTTGTAAGTCCTACACCTACTGCAATCTTGCGCCGAAGGGGAAATACCCGCGATTGATTGCTGCTGTACGGGAACGGTTGCTGCACAGTGGGAAACCATTCATAATCGAAAATGTCATAGGGGCAAAACGAGACATGAAAGCATCCTTGCTGCTTTGCGGTTCGATGTTTGGTCTCCAGGTACAGAGACACCGACTGTTCGAGATTGGCGGGACGGACCTGTTCATCTATCCCCCTGGTCCATGCAGGCATGAGAACGCCACGATAGGCGTGTACGGTCGTAGCGTGTGGGATTCATCTCTGCCAGGCACACGACGCAAAGACGGACGCGCACGGCCTGATAGCGTGTCTGTCGAGGTAGGACGCGCGGCAATGGGGATTGGCTGGATGTCACAAGAGGATCTGGCCCAGGCCATTCCGCCTGCGTATACCGAATTCGTCGGCAAACAGATGCTCGCCACACTTTCGCAGATGGAGGTGGCGGCATAATGGAACGCGAATTGCCCTACAATCTCGAAGCAGAGCAAGGCGTCCTGGGCAGCCTGATTATCGATCCCGATGTCTACGATCTCATCGCAGATCGCCTGCATGCAGAAGATTTCTACCGCGATAGCCACCGCAACATCTATGCGGTGGTCGCAGAGCTAGCGGACAAAGGCATTCCATCCGACTACATCACGCTCTGTGATGAATTGGAGCGACAGAATAAGCTGCACAGCGAGATCACGCCTGGATACATCAGCTCGCTTATCAATGGTGTCCCGACAAGTGGCAATGTGGAATACTACGCTGATCTGGTTGCACGTGCGGCGCTCAACCGTCGCATCATCCATGCCAGTGGTCGTATTGCGGCACTGGCCTATGCACAGCAAGATGATGCCCTGGAAGAGTCTGAAAAGCTGTTATTCGCGGTGGCACCTCACAGCCATCGTGATTTCTCTACGGCTGGTCAAGTTGTCGATGATGTGCTCTCTGATCTGGACGCGCTCTACAGGCAAGAGCGTTCGCTCGTTGGTGTGCCTACCGGGTTTGTTGGCATTGATCACTACCTGGGCGGCATGCAACGGTCTGACCTGCTTATTGTGGCGGGACGCCCGGGCATGGGAAAGAGTAGCTACATGCTCTCCATCGCCTATCATGCAGCCATTCGGGAGAACTTGCGTGTCGCGATCTTCAGCTTAGAGATGAGCAAGAAGCAGCTCATGCAACGCTTGCTCAGCTATGACACACATGTTGATCTCTATCGGCTGCGCAATGGGCACATTCAAGACCACGAATGGGATCTCTTGATGGCATCACGTGAGAGACTCCACACCGATCGGATGCACATTGACGATACGGGCGGTATCACGCTCGCTGAGTTGCGCGCGAAGGCCAGACGGCTGCATGCACAGCAGGGGCTTGATCTGCTGATTGTCGATTATCTGCAACTCATGCATGCCGATAGTCACCATCGCAACGGGAATAGAGAGCAAGAAGTTGCGCAAATCTCGACTGGCCTGAAGGAGCTGGCAAAGGAGCTAGATATTCCGGTCATGGCACTGGCACAACTCTCACGAGCGGTTGAGAGCAGAGCGACGAAGGTACCGCAACTGTCCGATTTGAGAGAGTCGGGCGCAATTGAGAATGATGCTGATGTGATTCAGTTTCTCTATCGGCCTGGGTACTACGATCCAGAGGCTTCACAGGGTCAGGCGGATATCATCATTGCGAAACACCGTAATGGGCCGGTAGGTACCGTCTCGCTGCGATTTGTGGCCAATGAGACACGATTTTGCAATCCGTTGGTGGTGGTCGCATGACACGCAATCAGTTTCTTGCCTGGGGGCGTCAGTGGCATTATCCGTTTCTGATCATCGCGCCAGATCAGTTTTTATGGCACGGAGAAGAATCGTACAACGCGGCCACTCCTGCGCAGATCCGTCTGGCTGAGGCAAGGATTGCACAGTGGAACGCGCTGGTCATGTCTGAACAGGTTGAGCAAGCAATCGGAATTGTGGATGAACTGTTGAAAACTCGTTCTAGTGATGAGAAAGTGAGTGAAGTATGTCAGTAACAGAAATTGAAAAGCCACGTATACAGGGCAAAGGCAAGGGATTCGCGTCCATGAGCAAAGAAGAGCGATTCCGGATCGCTCAAATGGGCGGGCGAGCTGCACAGCGTCTGGGCACGGCGCATCGCTTTACGTCTGAGGAAGCCAGGGCTGCCGGGCGCAAAGGGGGCGCTCTCTCACGCCGTCGGTCAAAGTACGCGTGACGCAGTTGGTGTAGCGATGGAAGAAGAGCTGTTACGCGAGATAAAACAGATGATGCTTGAGCAGAAGGACCAGATGGAAGCCATAGAGACGGCTATCCATCTGCTCACCAGCAATATCATCGCATTGCGTACTGATCTGTTGGTGATGAAGGCAATCGTCGCGAAAGAGGAGTAGTGGGGACTCTCATCACGTTGATCCTGGGCGGGCTGGTCGTGTACCTGCTCATCAGGTATCTCCCTCCAAGGAATGTAAGGAGAAAGATATGGAGACACTGATAGTACTCATAGTGATCGGATTGATCACGTATTGGCTGATTGTGGACATACATCCTCTGGTGCACACCGATGTACAGGCTGTCGGCACACACACCTGCAGCAAGTGTGGAAGTGATCTAGAGTGGAATGGCAGTACGTGGTTATGCCCCACATGTAACAAGTAGTGCGTTGATGAGTGGCGCGTTCCCCGTTGGATACGCGCCTTAAAGCCAGTGAACTGGTCTGGCTACACGATTGCAGTGTAGCATAGGAAAGGCAAAATGATGAATTTCTTGAAGAATCGTCCTGTTTCTCTGGGATTGGCGTTTGTGATCGCCTTTTTCCTCTATCCGGTCGTGCAAAAGTATCTCCCTCTTCCCAGTTTCTGGGCGTTTGCGATTGTGGCATTCGTGCTTGCGTTAGTGATGGGAGGGTAGTGTGATGTTTGGATTTGGAAGAGTCAGCCGACGGAAAAAGCGTAAGCATGTTGTAGCGTATTATCCCATTATAGCGGTAACGTGTGCCATTGAGTTTTTGTTGGCACTCTCCGCTGCATTTTTGATTGATGACAGTGTGCAGCTCACGGCGCATAAGCTGCTTGAAGGGATTGCGCCTGACCTTGTGGGAAAAGTGTTGGCGGGGCTCCTTTCGTTTGTGCTCGGTGTCTGTTTTATGATTGCAGGGATCTGGACATTCAGCGGCTTTATGAAAACGCTGTATGACTTCATTGCCTGGGCCAAAGCGAGAAAAGTTCAATGGCCCATTGCTCTGCCCTGGACGATTGCAGGAGCGATTGTCATCCTTGATTGGGTCTCGCTGGGCTTTCGTGCGCAATTCCTTTCCAACAAGGGGGAGATATGGCTGCTGGTCTTCTTTGTGCTACTTCCCCCACTCGTGTGGGGGCTGGGCGTGTTCATGTACATCCTGGAGACTATTCCAGAGGATCAGCGGCTTGCAAACCTCCGTCAAGATTTGGAACAAGTGCACATTGACGAGTTGGAGTCAGCGGCGCTTGACATGGACCCGGAGTTACTCTCGGAATGGATGAATGATGATCCCGCTGCTATCACGACTCACTATGAGAGAGTGAAGCGAGAACGTGAAGAAGCCAGGCAACAAGAACTTGATGCAATAGCTCAAAGAGATGCGGAGAAACAAGAATCAAAACCAAAACCGCTCCCTCTTCCGAAAAAACTGACTTTTTTCAACCCTTTACGCGAGCGAAAGAGCAGGAACGCGTAAAGGGACCAACGGATGATCCGACGGATGTCAAAAATCATCCGCCACCAACGCCTGCACACTCGAAAGAAATTTATCATCATACCGAACGAATAGAACGCATCGTAGAACGTCCCGTAGAAACTCCAGGAAGAGACACAGGCCCGATTGAAAGCGTGGTCGTCATCCACGAACCGCCACAACCGGCCACACGGTCCTACGACCCTGTAGTGAATTCTACTAGCCCATCAGGAGGAAGAGATATTGAACGGCAACCACCCGGAAGTGCTCCACGGATTGAAAAAGAGCGAGCAGCCGATAAGCCGACAAGAGGCGATGGAGCGCCGAATATTCCAGACACGACTAAGGAGCCTGAACGCAACCGAACTCCGCAGACGCCGACAGCAGGAGCACCGACGCGTGAAGATCCTGGAAAGAGCAGAGCACCGGAGGAACAAAAAGAGTTCGGAGAGTCTGTGGAAACAGTTCGGATTGAGGATGGAAACAATTCGGGAGATCGTGCAAAAAGAGTTCGCCCGGAGAATGAAATCAATTCTGGAAACAATTCACCGTCCGAATTGATTGAACCAGATAAACCCGCTCCACAGGTGGTAATACCGGAAATCAAGAAAGTTGGGAAAGTAGGGCGTCAACGCAGGTACGATGAATTAGGAATTGATGATATAGAGCCAATAAAAGAAGTGATTTTATTCCGTCATCAAATGGGCCGTCATTGGCCTGGGCTTTCAAAAGATATGGAAGCGTACTACGAACGGATGTACTTCACCAAACCAAAGAGAGGAAGCAGAGATGCAACACACAACAAATGCTGGGAACGCCGTGAACGTTGGCTCCATCCCACAACGGCTCAACCCACGGGAGATAGCAGTAAAGTTACTCCCTACCGAAAACGAGCAAGCGGTTAAAGTCATGGACGCAACAGATGCACAATTCCAGAGATTTGTACAGGTAGCAGGCATCCCGGTAAATGAGAACGGTATTCCAGAATGGTCCTTTGATGACCGCTGCCGTGTGATTAATCATGCCTTGAAGTATGGTGTGAAGTTGCCTTTTGTCGATCTTACACAACCAACAAATGAAGTATTCAATGCGGTATTCCCGCTGAAAGAACTGTCCGAACCGAATGAAAAGAGTTCGGAGTCAGAACAAAAACAATTGCCCAACAATTCGGAAACAATTCGGAACGGTGAATTGTTTGAAGGGCATGAACAGACTTCACAAGCGACTTCATCGACACCTAAGACGGATAGCACTGATACGATCAACGGTGTCGTCAATTTGTTCTTGGGATGAACACAAAGAGTGAGGGAGTCGAATAGAATGAGTGGAGAATGGAAGTCAATCTACGTAGCTGGCAAGATGCAAGACGATGATTGGCGGCGTCATCTTTTTGATGATTCTGGCTATGAAAATAGCCATCCTCATAAGTGTAATCCGGTTATTGACTTTGACACGTCATTTAATGATGAGCCGTGGCCTGAGTACGGCACAACTATATGTGGGTTGCGCTATACTGGCCCATTCTTTGCCGATAACGTAGGTGGACATGGGTTCTCTGGTTATGAGGATGGGCATGGTGCCAACGTATCTATCTATAACCTTGACAAGCAGAAACATCAGCAAATAGAGGTACAACAGTGGTGTTTCGATGCTATAAAAAGAGCCGATCTCTTTGTTGCCTGGATTGATTGTCTTGATTGCTATGGCACGATTGCTGAAGTCGGGTACGCAAAAGCATTAGGGAAAACCGTCTTGATTGCAGGACCGCGACGCTACCGTGATTTATGGTTTGTCTACACGATGGCTGACATACTTCACCTCTATGATAATGTCTCCACTCCTGGCCCCCTGGAAGATTCGATTGCCTATGAGCTTAATCGTAATAAGCGGTATTCTCGCCATTTTGACAGTCCGATAGAGACTGCATTCTGGAAACAATGGATGTCTTTTCGCTCTCATACATTTAGCGATGAAGACTTTTTACAGTTGGAACCTCAGTATCAGATTGATCGGTACCGCGTCGATTTTGCAAACGTCGAGACAAAAACAGCAGTCGAACTAGATGGACATGCAACGCATAGCAGTCCTGATGCTATTGCCCATGATCGCAAAAGGCAACGGGAGATAGAAGCACTGGGCTGGCATGTTATCCGGTTTGGTGGGAAGGAAATCTACCAGGATGCAGAAAAGTGTGTACAGGAAGTATGGTTTCTTCTTCACAAGCGATATGATCTAGCCGAAGAGAAAGGGAAAGAATGACAATATTACCATCCGACCAACATATCACGTATCAGTTACAATATCGGAAATGTGGGAAAGCGGCATGCAGTACGTGCCGCAATGGTCGAGGCCACGGCCCCTACTGGTATGCCTATTGGACGATCGGAACACGGGTACGATCAATCTACATAGGCAAGGTACACCCGGGAGTGAAAGAGGGAAGAGTGTAGTATTTCTTATAGCAAGAGTCAGATCAGAAAGGCGGGAAAACGGAGGAGAATGAAACTGATTGAAGCACTCATTGTCGCACAGCAAGAGTACGGCATCTATGGCGATTGGAAAGCGATCCACCAGAGCGGTTGCTCCATCGGACGCGCCCCGCGTGGGGTCTATCTTGCCTTTGACCTCAATCTCATTTCTCAGAGCGATCGGCTAGAGACGGTCATCTCGGACTTTGCAGAGAACTATCCGGCAGAAGTGTTAGACGAGCGATGGAAAGTTGCCCGATGGGACCAATAGAGAAGTGAGGCATGTGTAGTATTTCTTATAGCGAGCACAACGCTCTAGGGGGAAGTCGAGAAGAATGAGTATCAAACAGCGGATACTGTACTGGTTATACGATCAGTTGCACAAGATCAGTGTGGCAAAGGAAGAGGCGGCGCGTTGGCGGGTATTGCCAAAGTGCCACCTCTGCTCAAAAGTCTTGTTGATGGAATGCCAGTTCTGTATGCATTGCGGCATGTCACAACAGAAAGAGCGGAAAACGACCGGATCGTTGCCAGTACAGAAACGTACTCCACAGAAGACGCATCTGGTGAGTTTGTATGAGGACAAAAAGCCATGAGTGAAGAAGCGGCCAGACTCCTGGCACAAGCCATTGAGGATGCCCTTGACCGATTGGTGTCACGATTACTTGAGAGTGAGCCTCGACATGCTTATGTCTTCCATGTGGAAGATGGTCTCCTGGTATGCGGGTGCACAGGATGCGGAGTGGTACATGTCGCGCGCATAAAGGATATATCGCCGTGTTGGAGACAGGTAAGGAATAACTCTGATGGGCCATCACGATGAGCGGTTTGGTCACTACACGCTTTCAGGCGCGCTTCCATGTGATATCCTTATGCGTCCAGTACGCAATCTGCTCAGTCGTGTTCGGATCAAGATGAAAGCACTCGGTATTGTTCCTCGCAGTATGGTTGATACTGGCTATTTGCTGGTTCCCACGCGTGAACTGGCGAGCTATGACGGAGAAAGAAGGAAATGACACAATGGAAACAGGAGGTGAAGAATGAGCCATTATGATGATTGAGCGGTTCAGCCGGATCACCTCGGTCCTCTTGATTGTCCTGAGGATCGTCCTGATCCTGATCTATGTGTGGCTGGCCCTGCTCGCCACGATTGCAGTCTATAACCGATAGGAGGTGGTCATGAGGAAGCTGATCACACGATCGGTCGCCGTCGTGCTGCTCGTGGCCGGCCTGATTGCATACTATGCTGTTGTGCTGAAGATACCGGTACGACTAATGAGGTGAAGAATGAACACCACACGAATTGTGGCCGTGGTCTTTGTGGCCGTGCTGTATCTGGGAGTAATCTTCCTTGCTACGGTTGCGGTGTTTCATCGATAGGATGGTGATACGTGTTTGCGGTAGGAAAGAGGGTCCGTGTGAAAGAAGGACACAAGTACGCAGGAAAACTGGCAACCGTTGTGGAATCGTTATCACAACCCCATGCATTGCAGATTTCACTACAATCATACCTTGTTCAGTATGATGATGAGCGTCTTGGGAGACGCGTCATCTCTGAAAAGTGGGTAGAAGAAACTGAGGGAAAGTGAAGTTCCAACTTTGGCCGCTCGCGGTCGTATTCGTCCTGGCCCTGATGCTCCTGGCACTCGCTACTGGTATGATCGTGGCTGCGCACTGTGAGCACACTCCGCTCAGTCCGGCATGCCATGCGCTCACCTTCACACCACAGGAGCAACCATGATGTTGCACTGCATGAACAGGTGTGCTAGAATAAGAGCAGAGCAGTATCTTATAACTTGACTCCAAATTGCCAATTGTCAACGAGCACCGCATCACTCATCTCCATCGATGCGGTGCTTTCCTTTTTGGGACTAGCACTCCAAGCAACCCTATGGTATAGTTGTGAGTAGTATTTCAGGGGGAAGTCATGAAACGAATGTCGACGGATGAATTTCTTACCGTCCATGCACCGGAAATCCCACCTTCCTGGTTCAAGAAGGTGCGTGAACGGCTCCGACTCTTTTTGGGCGTGAACGGTGGTGATGTGGAACTGTGTACGCGGTTCAAAGGTGGGAAGGATCAATGGAACAAGTGGGAGATGATTGATCCTGGGGTCAGGGATGAGAAACATCCCTAAAAGAACGCGACTGCACTGAATTGATTACGGCGTTCGAAATTCCTAAGTAGTTTAGGAATTTCGAACGCCTTTTTTATTGTCACTGCATGGTTTTTGGCAGGGGTTGACATGCAAACGGATGACACAGATGTGCCAGACGGTGATTCAATCCGTCTGGCTCGGGCTGAGTTGGCTCGCTGGTGTGAGCATGCGTGCGCTGCTCTCACGTGTGGTGAGCCGGTATGGAACACTGTATGCGCCCACATCCCAGCCCGATTACAGCGACGACTAGGAAGAGCATTAGAAGGATGCACCACCGAGTTCGATGTACGCATGGTCTTTGCCTCAGTACAGGAGCAACAATTATGTTCCTGATCTTATTACTTAGACGCCTATTCAAGCGAAAGATAAAATTATCTGACTGTGTTCGGAGAAAGTCGCGTGTGAGTTATCCACGCACATTTTATCGACATGGATCTTTACGATATAAATAGGAGACTTGATGAATATACACGCACGATTTTACCTAACCTCTGTTAATCGTGGACAGGGATACTACAAAGCGCCTGGTGAAGAAGAGGAAAAGTACGTTCAGTCTGCAAGCGTAACGCTCAATGCTGTGAAGGGTGAACCCTTTGGTGCATATACACCATTTGGGCGGCTTGATATGTTCATTGTCAATCCGTCCGCCGCACAGGTTTTCTTTGATACCCCTATCGGTACAGAGTTTGATATTGTTCTTAGCGCCGTCACTGAGTAGTCATATGATTGATATCACCGCGCATGATGCGCCTTGCACGTTTGTCCCTCACGGCGGCAAACGGTTCTATATATCCAGACCCGATGCATTGTTGTTGATGTGTAAAGACTGTGGCGGCGCGGTTGCGGTTGTACTGCATGTATCAGTCTCGGAGACACGACTACCAGCAGTGAAGCAGTGCCTCTGTGGAAAGTTCACGGCATTGCCGAAGGGATGACCGTATGAGCAAGAAAGACTGCATCTGCCTGACTCATGAAGGACCGCATTTTCTGCATATGGATACACTCTGGAAACAGAAGAACCACGAGCTACTAGAACAAGCGGTTCGCTATGAAGAATCTGGCATGTACTTAGATGCGCTCACGATCTTGCGTTGCTATGATCAGGAAGAACTACGACGCCTGAATGAGAAAGAGCTATCCTTGAAGCAGTGCGGAGGACAGTATGAGCGGTAGACGAGCAAAAAACCCAAGGGGTAATACTCTACGTGATGTCAATGCCGCCGTTCGTGCACAAGCAGCAATCAAGCTGTATATGGACGGTGTGCAATCCTGGGATGACATCGCTGCACAGGCTGGGTATGCCTCACGTGGGGCCGCTCACAATGCAGTACAGCGAGAGCTAGACCGATGCGTCACACGTAATGTACAGGAACTACGCGACAAACAGTACTACATGTTAGCGACATTGCAAGCCAGATGTTACAAGGCTGGCATCGATGAGAAGAACAAAGACTGGACGTGGGCAGTGGATCGGTTCGTCACTCTCTCAAAGCGCATTAGCGAGTTGATGGGATTGGATCAGGAACGGGATGCAGCCAATGTAGCAAATATGGTCGTGGTGAGAGAGATCGCACCAGGGTATTTAGGTGAACATAACGGAGGGAACATATAGTGAATACAATTGATCCAGAACAGGTTGAGCAATATGTACGAAAGTACTTTTCTCAACTAGCTACATCTGACCAGATGATTGAAACAGAATTAAGGATGGTTTCTCCTCGTGCGGATGTAATTCTCTCTCATATTCCTGCTCATCTGGTACTCTCTGCGCTTCTTATCAGAACAATTGATCGACTTGATGCAATCGAGAAAACTATACGAGATCAAAACGCATGACCACAAGGAGAACGGTATGCAGAAGTTTAAATGGTTTGTTGTTTTACTTCCCATCTTCGGAGTGTTGTTCATGATCGCGCCGGCATTCGCAGATAGCGCCCTTTCAATCGCTCAGACGCGATAACCCCTTCTGCAACGCGAAAGTGTTCGTTGCGGTCTAGCGTTGCCAGTAATATACCCCATGTTCCACACAAAATAGTGGGTGTCTTATACCAGAACGGTATAAGATACCCACTACACATTTTTCCCCTCACAAGAAGAATAGGACTAATAAGCACTTCCTTGACAGAGAGATGATTTTTTGCTATCATGTAAGGCAAGGCATGGTACGGTGCATGCCAATTCACTACCTTATAGAGAGGAGAACCGATGGTAGAAGGGTACGTCTTATTATCTACATTAGCTCAGGAATGGGGCATTGATAGATCAACTGCTCGTAAGTATGCGCTCCGTCGTGGCTTTGACTTTGCGCGGGTTCGTGGTGAGGATCGTACTCACCAGGCGGTACTTGCCTTAAAGATTGAGGAAGCGGAATTGTTACGGGAGGTACGATCACAGGAGGGATATAGCGGGAACGTGCACCCGATTGAGAACGGGATAGGCGTCTTTTATGTTGTGCAAATCATGCCTGATGCTGATTCGACCCGCCTCAAGTTGGGCTATGCATCCGATGCGACCCGACGCCTTGCATCCTATCGCACGCTTTCACCAGAGGCGCGTATTGTGAGGACATGGCCTTGTCGCTCTACATGGGAACGAGCAGCGATTGACAGCCTCACTGCTGAGAACTGTATCTTAATTGGTGGCGAGGTCTACGGATGCGCCGATATCGAGAACTTGCTAGCGCGTGGTGATGCGTTCTTTGCGTGTATGCCCACACTTTTGCCGTCGGCTTTTGTCTAACAATGAGAGGGTGGAATTGATGCCATTTATAGCATTGCACAAGGATACAGGGGAAAGGATCGATATTACTAAGATCGCGAAACCTCGTGATGTATTGGTATCTGGTGAGTGTATTTGTCAACTTTGTAGATTACCTATGATCATCAAAGCAGGATTAATTAAACGCTCTCATTTTGCTCATGCAAACTCTTGTGATACTGATTACGCGTCTCATCCTGAGAGTCCAGAACATCGCGCTGCTAAGATGTTCCTGAAAGAACAACTACCACAACGATATAGTGATTATAAAGATGCTGACTTGGAATATGAAGTTCCCATTAAAGAAGTGAGCCGTGTTGTTGATTTGCTAGCGACCTTTCCCAAAGGGCACAAAGTTGCCCATGAGGTGCAATTAGCATCAATTACTACGGAGCAATTAGAGGAGAGAACGAGGGATTATGAGCGAGCAGGAATTGACGTTATTTGGTGGCTTGGCAAAAGCGCAAATACGCCCGCAAACCGTGAATGGTGCCTACGCACTTTCGGCATCACCTTCACTATCGATTATAAATCAGTCCATGACGCTGTTACTCGCTGATACTGAAGAATCTCTTTCGATATCCTATGCGGCGGAGTGGGAGTCTATGGATTTTTATGTTACGCGTCGTGTGTATACAGATAAATGTGAGCGAATGTCAATGACATCCAGGGTACGTCTTGAAGAAGCTGCACAGGAGGCAAAGCAGAATCATGTTGTGACGTATCTTGCTAAACTATTTCACGCAGAGATCAAAGATATTCAGCTATGTGATCAATCGGGCGTAGAAGCATTCCCCATCTCTGTTGAAGCAGAGAAGAAACTAATGGCCCATCGTGGGATTGTACGAGAGAATACAGGTGTACGGGCGGTTTCAGGTGAGTTCCTGGGACCGCGATAAGTAAGTATGCTATAATCACTAGCAAGAACGTGACTGCACTAAATCGATTACGACGTTCTCCCGAGAGTTTGGGAGAACGCCTTTTTTTATGAAAGAGTAACTATGACGGCTACCACTTTACATAACGGCGACCTGGGACATAACGCATCGGTCGCTTATATCGATGACCGTTACGAGGATGACGACGGAGAGAGCTTCTTTCTAGAATCGATCTCGATCTCTGACAAGATGCGTCATGTTGTGCTCATTCCGCTAGAAGCTCTCTCGTTGCTCGGTTGGCTACAGCAAGAGCGTGAGCACCTGCAACAGTTGGTAAAGGAGCAAGAGGGATGATCGTGTACACAAGCGGCAGGGAGTTGCACCCTGCATGGAATGTGGATAGGCGTGTTTGTGATGACGCCTCGTTATTCCTTGTCGCTTGCCTACCATACTCATCTCGGCAAGTCTTGTCCGCACCGTATCACTACACCGAACAAGTTCTCCACACTCTGATTAGCATTCTCTTTTCTGCCACGCTTGTGTGCAAGAAGTATAGCAGAGGCGGTGAAGCATGACCACAGCCGCCGAAGCAAGAAAATTATGTCTCATGACTCCAATACTGTTTTGTTTCTTGCGCGTAGTGTTGCCCTTCTTCGCGTTCCGACGTGGCAGCATCCCAGGCTGCAAGGACATCCTCTTTCGTTGCGCCGATTTCTTGCGCAACATCCATCATAAGCGTGAGCAGATACTCTCTCTGTTCTCTGTACTCCTGCCTATTGATGCCTGGATGGAAAAGTGGGGCGTGTTTATAATCGGTGCCGTGCAACAGAGTCTGCATCTCGTCAATGCAGAGCGAACCGAGCTTCCACAGCAGAATGGTGATATCCTTCCCGTCCTGATTTATGGCGAATCGATGCGTATTCTCCGGCCATTCCATCTCCTGACTCCTTTTTCTCAAGTATACCATAGAGGAGTGTTGACATGACCACAGCCGCCGAGATCGTGATCAAAGCGCCCGAGTTGAGAGGCGCGCATCTTGAACTAGGGGCCTGTCGAGACTTAGAGGTTTGTCTCGACGGGCCAGCCGGTAGCGGTAAAACGGTGGCGGCGCTGTTTAAGGTACATATGCTCCTTACGATGTATCCAGGCTCCAAAGCCTTAGTTGCCAGAAAGACCAATACTGCTCTTGCAGGCTCCGCTGTCGCTACCTATCGCGAAATGATTGATGTGAGAGAGCGCATAAAATACTTCGGCGGGAATAAGATACGTCCAGCAGCCTTTGAATATCCGAATGGCTCCGTACTTGTTGTAAATGGGCTAGATCGCCCTGAAAAGATCAAATCATGGGAATATGACTTCACCTATATTAATGAAGCGACCGAAGTAAGTCTTGAGGATTGGGAGTTCGTTCGGTCTCGACTCAGGCATGGCGCGGCCCCTTACCATCAACTTATCGCTGACGTGAACCCTGTAGAGCCAACCCATTGGCTGAATCAGAGGATGAACGAAGGAATTACTACACGGTTACTCTCCAGACATGAGTATAATCCCAAGTACTACGATGCTACTACACAGGACTGGACAGATGAGGGATACAACTACATCGAAGGCGTCTTAGGTGGCCTCACAGGTGTACGTCTGGCACGATTGCGCTATGGACAATGGGTCGCTGCTGAGGGAACGGTCTACCTCGATTCCTGGGACCGTGCGCGTAACGTCATAGATCGTTTCAATGTGCCGACTGAATGGCCGCGTTATCTCGCTATCGACTTCGGCTACTCGAACCCCTTCGTCTGTCTGTGGGCAGCCATTGATCCCGACGGGCGCATGGTCATTTATCGCCAACTCTACCGGACAAAGCGCCTTGTGGAGGACCATGCCCGCGAGATCGCCATAGCGAGCGGCTGGTATCATCTCCTACCCAAAGATCACGCAAAGTACCATGCGCGCCCGGCTGAGTGGGCTGATCCATTGCCACGCGAGATTATTGCGGATCATGACGCTGAGGACCGCGCAACCTTGGAGCGGCATCTTGGCATGATGACGACTGCGGCCAAGAAGACGATATCCGATGGTATCCAGGCGGTTGCAGCCAGGCTACGACCCGCCGGTGATGGCAAGCCGCGATTAGTCATTGTGCGTGGCAGTCTCTACGACGCTGATCCTGAGCTAGCACGGCTCAAAAAGCCGAAGTGCCTGGAGGACGAGATGGAAGTCTATGTATGGAAGCGTGGCGCAGACCAGAGCGCCAAAGAAGAGCCGGTAGACGCAGACAATCACGCTGAGGACTGTGTCCGCTATCTCTGCGCTCGCTTCGATTTGCAGCCGGGCGGAGCCACGTATTTCAAGGATATATGGCGATGATAAAAACGTCTAAATTTGCTCTACAGGCGGGTTTATGGTATAATAAGCCCATAAATAATGTGGTGTCCGAGCGGTGTTACCCGCACCCTCGGACGTGGACAAATCTGATTAGGAGACTTGTCATGGATACTTTATCACCTCATGGCTATAACGGCAATCCCTCGCAAATACCGGATGCATCCGGTATTTACAAAATTACCTGTCTTGCTACCCACAAGATATACATTGGAAGCACGACCAATCTCCGTCGTCGACGAAGCACACATCTTAGTAACCTTCGGTTAAAAAAGCATGGCAACCCCAAATTACAAAATGCATGGAACACGTACGGAGAACATAATTTCACCTTTGAAGTACTAGAACTGGTCCTCCTCTCTGAGCTTTTGACGGCGCGTGAACAATATTGGATCGATAAGCTCAAGGCTTTTGGTGAAAAAGGCTATAATATCGCCCATGTTGCTGGCTCTCGTTTTGGTGTAAAAGACTCTCCTGAAACACGAGAAAAGAAGAGAAAAGCTCACGTTGGACTCACACCTATTTTGGGTCGTAAGCCCTCTCCTGAAGCCATCGAAAAGCAAAGACGAGCTGTTCTTGGTCGTAAACATTCAGATGAGGCCCGTGAGAAGATTCACTTGGCCTTGATAGGCAATAAATCGAAGCTTGGTCAGAAACTTGCACCTGAAACCATTGAGAAAATAAGGTTGTCTAAGATTGGCCGTAAACATCCTCGGAGGAATACACCATGATCGCACCGACCCAACAACAGCAACGCTTATCACTGGCCCAGGCCCCGATTCCCCAGGTAGACCAGGACAGGAAGCGGGCAATGCGGGAAGCATGGAAAGCGTATCGCGGCGAGTTTTCAAAGCCGCTCAAGATCGACAAAGATCAGCCTGACGACAATGTGCAGCCGAATCCCTGCGCAACCATTGTCGAGAAAGGCGTCTCCTATCTCTGCAATAAGCCGGTCAAGATCGAGGCCAGCGATGAAACAAGCAAAGCAAACTCGCCAATCCAGGATTTCTTGAATGGCTTGTGGGGCGACGACGACGACAAAATGTCACTCCTCACTGAGATTGCCACGAATGGCGGTGTGTGCGGGCAAACCTTTGTCAAGCTGATTCCAGCAAAGCAGGGTATGAAGTATCCACGCATGGTCAACCTTGATCCAATGCTGATCAGGAAAGTCGTAGATCCAGAGGACTGCGAGATCATCCTTGCCTTTATCCTCGAATACCCGATATCCGGCGGGATGCAAAAGCGACAAATCATTGCCAGGATTGATCCTGGTAGCTCTGTGGAGCTCTGGGGCAACAATGACCCTGATGATACATGGACGATCACCAACTATCAGCGGCGTGCGCTGGGCGGGCCGCAGGATACGTGGCAACAGGTCGGAGAGCCGCAAGACTGGCTCTATCCATTCCCGCCCATCTTCACGAACAAGAATCTCCCGAATCCCAACGAGTCTTGGGGAGGCACTGACTTGCCCCCTGAGATCATCGCACTCGCAAAATCGTTGCAGTTCACCATGAGCAACACAAGCCGCATCATCAAGTACCACGCGCATCCAAAGACCGTTGCGACTGGCGTGGTCTCAACGCAGATTAGCGTCTCTGTCGATGATGTGCTCTGTTTGCCATCGCCTGATAGCACGGTAAAGAACCTGGAAATGCAGAGCAACCTGCAAAGCAGCCGCGACCATGCAAGCGATATCCAGACCTATATCGATGTGCAGAGCCGTGTCCCTGCTATCGCGCGAGGCGTCAACGAGCCCAGGGGCAATATCAGCGGCGTGGCACTCACAGTGTATTATCAGCCCATCCTGGAAAAGACCACAGAGAAGCAGCGGCTCTATGGTCGCTTGATCCGTGAGATCTCGCGGGCGGCGCTGGTTCTCTCTGGTCTTATCCCTGTAGAGCAATTCGAGGATTACAAGATTGGCTTGCACTGGCAGCCGCTCTTACCAGTGGATGATCTGGCAGCGGCTCAGGAAGCATTGGTGCTTAAGCAGCTTGGAATCAGCGATGCCACCATTCAGCAGGGCCTTGGCTATGACCCTGATGATGAGGCAGAGAAAAGCACCCAGGAAGATGCAAAGAAACTCACAAACTTCAGCAGAGGCCAGGGCATGCCGCCAGCTCCCTCGGCATCACCTGGTCAGCCACCGCAACAGCAAGGCATGGCGCAGAGTGCACAAGGACAGCAAGGAAAGGCTGGGATAGGGCAATGAACACTATGTATATCGACGAAAGCTACACAGGCCGCGTGCGTATCGTTGGGAAGACAGGGGAGACGTCCGGACGTCTACTGCACGTCTACGATATCGAGACTGGCGAACAGATTATCAATGTGTGTCGCGCCGTCCTGATTCTCGATGCATCCAAAGAGAGTACAGCGGCCCTACGTTTCTATAAGCACAATGACAAATGCATTGCCGTAAAAGACGATGGAGAACCCGTGATAGGTGATGTGATAACGAATAATCCTGTGGTCGATGTGACTGCATGGAAATCGGAAATGCCAGAAAAACAGCACAACATCGCCTGTGCAGTGTGTGGCAAGGTCTACGAAGAGGATGCACCAGGCTGGTTTGGGTATAAAGATGGAGATACGTGGAGAGCATTCGCATTTTGCAGTGAAATGCATCTCAATCAGTGGAAAGCACAGAGGGACAGCGCATGAGCACTTCCACATCACAGGCAGCACAGCAACCATTGCAAGCGATCAGCAATATCATCGAACTCAAGCCAGATCGCAAGTATCTCTTGGTCTTCAAAGGCAACGACATGGATCTCTCCATGCTCCACGCACTTGATGACGTGCTCAAAGCTGCGGAGATCCACTGCATCAGCATTGCACTCTCTGCCGGCGAGGGCGGACGGATCGCCGTTTTTAGGAGGCAGTGATTAGCAAGCACATCACCGCGCACTCACGCCGCCAGCTCCGCACACTCGAAGCTACCACGGACGCCACACTGCGAGCACAGCATGCACAGACAATGAACGCCATACAGCCCTACGTGGACGCGTTCCTACGTGAGTACGAGCAGGTACAGCAGCAAGGTGAAACCGTTTCCCTGCTCTGGCTCCACCAAAATCATCGGCTGGCAACGCTGACACAGGCAGTAGAGCAGCACCTGGAGGGCTACGCAGGGTCAGCGAACGATCTGATACAGCGCACACAAGAACAGGCACAGGCTATGGGCAAACAGACAGCCGTGCTGCATGGAAGGGGCCAGCGATGAGCGTTAATCTCTTACGCGGCATGGGCACACAGGCTGCTCAGGCGGTCAATGGTATCCTGACACGCGCCATATCGCTGGGAGAGAGCGCGGCTGACATCGCGGCTGACATCGGGCAGGCACTGCAAAGCACGCTACAACGGACGCTCACGGTCGCCAGGGACGGCATCTACAAGGTGTTTCGCAGCGGCCTCTCTGATCAACTGCTTACTTCCCATGAGGCCATTGGATGGATATGGACAGCAGAGCTCTCCTCAAAAACGTGTGCTGCCTGCATTGCCATGAATGGCACAAAGCACGATATCAGCGAGACGCTTGACTCACACGTCAACTGCAGGTGCCACATGACACCGATCTACCCGGGTCAAGAACCGGATATCCAGAGCGGCGCTGATTGGTTCGATGAGCAGAACGCAGACACGCAACAGGAAATACTTGGCTCCCAGGTAGCGTTTGAGTTGTATGCGTCAGGCGATGCCAGTCTTGACGATTTTGTCGGCACTGACCACGATCCGAAGTATGGCAAGTCGATCTATCAGCGTTCTGCAAAGCAAGTGAAGCAACTGGTAAAAGCTTAGTAACAGAAAGGACGAGCAATACTATGGGAGGCAAACCCTCGAAGGGCACCGCGCCTGACAAACGACTCAAGGAAAACAAAACCAAGGCAACGAAGCCAGCACCGCCAAAGCCGCCGACGATGCCACAGAAGAAGCCGTAGAGAACTCGGTTAGATTGAAAATGGAATGTACTAAGGAGGCTTCTATGAAAAGGAGTAAAGCACATGGCAGTCACAAACAAGACGATCAACGATCATCTGCATGAATTGTCGCGCATCCTGGAAAGCATCGAAGAGAAGCATGGTACTGTGCAGGCGGCAGGGGATCATCGCTACGTCAGAGAGCTTCATAGGCAGGCGCGGTACCACATCACGCAGATGCAGAGAGCAATAGAGGAAAGCAGTGACAATCACAAGTAAAGCATGGGATGGTTCAGCATCGAAGTACCCTGATAGCGCCGCGTATTGTGCCGCTTGTCTCATCGATACCAATGAGCCAGGGCAAGACAAAGTGCAATCGAATTGCAAACTGCCCATCAAAGAGCCCAACGGCGATATTAATAGCAACGCCCTCGGGCCCGCTTTGGGTGCATTGATGGGCGCGCGTGGAGGGCTGAAGGGCGTGTCACCGGCAGACAGGAAGAAGGCAGCGAAGGCATTGCTACGAGCGTATCAAGAGGCAAAGATGACGCCGCCTGACAGCTTAAAGAATATGGCGCAATAAAAGAGAGCACAGAGTATACAAAGTATGAACAAAGTTTCATTATTGCTTGACAAGAGGTAAATAAAAGGATACACTATGACTAACGAAGCAAACACCGATCCGCAAGGCGAGACGCCGAACGGAACGGTCCCACCGGGCGAGACGCCCAACGCAGGAACTGGTGAGACGCCAGGGACTACCACGACAACACCACTGTCCATTGAAGAATTGCAGAAGCTCTTAGATGAAGAGCGGGCAGCGCGCAAGAAAGCCAACTCTGAGGCTGCGGCACATCGTCACGATGCCAATGAGTACAAGAAACTCAAGTCAGAGCTTGAAGCATCGAAGCTCAGCGAGACGGAGAAACTGCAAAAACAGTTAGCTACTCTGCAAGCCGAGAAAGAGCAAGCCACCCTGCAAGCCCAGGAACTGCGCGTTGGCTCTGCTATCCAGCTTCAAGCATTGCAACAAGGCATCGATCCGACGCTAGCCAGTAAGCTCATTGATCGCTCTGAGATTGAGTATGGCGATGATGGCACCCCGGCAAACGTTGCTGATGTGCTGAAAGCCTTGATCAAGCAGTATCCAACACTGGTAAGCAAAGCACAGGCAGCGACAAGCGGGGGCGCAACGAATCCGAGCAGATCGCAGAGTACTGCGCCGCAAGAGCTTTCCTGGGAGACGATCATTCAATTGCAGAAGAATCCAGAGGAATACAACCGGCGCAATGCCGACGGATCAATCACGCGGTGGCTGTATCAGCACCCGCACCGCTACGGCATGAAGTAGGCATTTATCGTTTGAATATCTTTGTATCTCCTGCCCAGCACCTTTAGAGAGATGTTGAGCCGGGGATGACGGAGGTGTGACATCTCACTCCAGAATTTTATACCCACATTGTGGGCAGATCAGCTCTTGCCTGCACTACGGGCAAATCTGATCTATGGGAATCTCTACAACGACGATTACGAGGGAATCATTTCACGCATGGGTGATTCCGTCAAGATCAACTCAATTGGCGATATCACCATCTTCAACTACTCCAAAGACACCGACCTCAACGCGCCGCAAGCACTCACTGATGCACAGGCAACGCTGATCATTACACAAAGCAAGGCGTATAACTTCGAGGTCGATGATGTCGATGCAGCACAGAGCCAGCCCAAAGTCATGGGCGAGGCAATGAGCTGGGCAGCCTATGAGCTCGCAAACACGATGGATACGTTCTATGCCGGGTTCTACACCGACGCGACGAATCTCCTTGGGAGCTCCGGCAGTCCGGTAACGCCCACGGTCGCCACGCAAAGCAATATCGGCGCTGGCACCACCGTGTACGACTATCTCGTTGTCCTCAACCAGAAACTCACTGAGAACAAAGTCCCGAAACAGGGACGATGGGCAGCCGTGCCGCCCTGGATCACAACGTTACTCATGCAAGATATTCGCTTCACTGGCTACAACACGCCCGATGCACGCCTGACCATTCTGACCAACAAGCTTGACGCCAGCGGCGGCGCAGCGGCCAGCGATGCGTACCTTGGCAAAGTTGCATCTCTGGATGTCTACGAATCCATTAACGCGCCGCATCTCTCCGGGACCGTGGGTACCACAGGCAGCACTGATGTCGTTATGGCTGGACATACGATGGCGCTGACAAAGGCCGAGGGACTCAACAAGGTTGAAGCGTATCGCCCGCCACTGCGCTTTGCTGATGCCATCAAGGGCCTGGCGCTCTATGGCGCAAAGACTATTCGTCCGTATGCGTTGGCGGCGGCGTACTTCACCCACCCATAGGAGGCGACATGACCAATCGAACAGCGTTAACGCCAAAGACATTGACTGCTAATGGCAGCATTGTCAACATGCTCAATGACGGCACGAACTTCACTGCCACTGATGCCACCAATGGCATGTCTGTGAGCATTCCGACGACTGGCATTCCCGCCGGTGGCAGTATTGATCGCATGATCTTATTGGTGCTCAACACCAATGGCACAGGCCGCACGGTCACTGTACGAGGTGCAACCTCTGACGGCGGCTTGACAAAGACCGGCGCAGGAACCGCGAGCGCATCAATGACCTATCCGAGTTTTGAAGGCGGCAAAGGCGACCTGACCACGTCAGCGATGACCGCGACGACTGGCCTGGGGATCATTGGACCGTTTGAGGTAGCGAGGTTTATGGAGCCTGACGGAACGGTTTCCATTGATTTCAGTGGAGCAACAGGTTTCGTGGCCGCGCTTTTGCTGCCG